GCTTGTCGAGGTGCCTAATCAGTAGCCCGTCCGGCAGGAGAGCCTTGGCCAACGCGGTCTTCCCGAGGTTCGTCGCTCCATAGATCAATAAGGTATGGGTCTTCCCATCCCAGGGCTCGGTCCAGCCAAAGGTCGAGAGATCGTGCTCGATCCTCAGCTTCTTCCGCCCCATCGACGCCAGGTTCTTCGCGATCCGGTCCCCGTTGAGGCAGAGGTCCCTCGCAGTCTTCGGCTCCTCCTCCAACGATGATAGGGCAGCCGCGAGTCCCTCCGAAGCAGCTATCTCCCGTGCCCGCTTCCACGGGTTCGAACCGGTCGGTGAAACGTCCAGATTCGTCACGTACTTGCCGTCTTTTGTGACGTACTTCAGTACGGCGGACCTTGACCGGACGCTCTGGTAGTTCCCGTGATACGTCGACCCATCTCCAGCTACGAGGTCGAGAGCGCTTGCTCCGTTGACCTGCATCGGCGTCTCCGCTTCCAGGTAGACATGAAGGTGCTTCCCGCCGTCGGCATGGTCCTCCTCCGCTGCAACGTGTCCAGTCGCCGAAACAACCGCAGCTAACTGCCGTAGGGCTTCCTCCGGGGCTAGCGGACATCTCGGGTACGTCAGGAAGAGTTTCTTCGAACGCAAACGGAAGGGCTTGGCGGTCGGATCGGTCATCGGTAAAGGTATAAGTAAAGAACGGATTGTATGGTGCAGACATGGATATCAACACAATACAGCAACACACCTTATATACATGGTTTATCGTCGACGTCGTTCATTTCGCCGACGGTCCAATCGCCGCTTTGGTGTACGAAGAAGTCGCTTCTCTCGTCGCCGTCGAATAGCAAGAGCTCCACGCCGTAACCAGCTCACGGTGTACAAGGTGAAGAGGCTCCACCCGCTACCGGACATCACCGCCAACTCTGGGACCACAGCAAATGGCCACGTGTGGACCTTCAGCCTATCGGACATCTCCTCAGCTTCCAAGTATACCGGGCTTTTCAGCCAATACATGCTTACTTATGTGAAGATGACTTTCATTCCCACCACCACGGAGAATACCGCACCCAATAGCACGTCAGCCATGGTGTATTACGCCGTTGATTACGACGACGCAATTACCCCCACACAGGAGCACATGACACAGAAACAGGGAGTGAGGTTTCGATATTGCACCCGTCCCTGGACCATTAAGCTTCGCCCACGTGTACTGCACATGATCTACGAAAGTGAAGCTACTACGGGATACAGTCCACGTCCTCGCACATGGGTGTCTACGGCTGATCCCACATGCCCGCACTACGGAGTCAAACTCTGGTTCTCGACCCCTGCGTTTACCCAGTCCTTCAGGATTCAAGCTACGTACTACTTCAAGTTCAGAGGAATTGGAAATGGAGCCTCCACGTAGGAGGGGGGGGAGGTGCGGAGCACGAGCCGCGTCCCGTCGCAAGTTCCGCGCATAGGCGCACTTGGATAATAAATTAGCCCACTCGGAGCATTAGGGCGTTCCCACCCGGGTGATTAGGGCGTTCCCCAAATGAAAGGATATTTATAGGGTTTGGGTTAGGGGTAGTGATTGGTCCTCGTGCATGGCGCACCCGGAGCATTAGGGCGGCTACAAAATATTACTAGCCGCCCCGTTCGTGCCAAATTAGCCCAAAAATGCAATTAAATGCCCATTTATTGCTTGTAGTACTGTCCGACACCCTTCATGTGGACGACATAGAGTCTCCTAGCAATGGCCGGGTCGTCCATAGCAAACACCCCGCCCGGCTGCCTGTTGGTAGTCACGATAACCGGTGTGCCCGCCGGGATCTCAGCAACCGAGTAACGCACGTGTACCTGGGTATCCTCGCCCCTGTCCAGGATCGCAATCTGGGCCTCGCGGTGCAGGTGCCCGAATGCCATGTCGTCGAAGATGATGCCGGTGTAGAGGCCGCTCGCGTAGTCCCGAAGCTTGTCGAGGTGCCTAATCAGTAGCCCGTCCGGCAGGAGAGCCTTGGCCAACGCGGTCTTCCCGAGGTTCGTCGCTCCATAGATCAATAAGGTATGGGTCTTCCCATCCCAGGGCTCGGT